CTTGAGGTACATTATCACCAAATATTTTTTTACCAAGCTCATAACCCTGCAACGCTTCTTGATATTTGGCCATATCTTTATCAGGAACTTCTGCACGATTCTGTTGCATTACTTGTGGATTATTTTGACTACTTTGACCACCAAATCTATTTAAGTATTGATTTTCACGAGCCTGAGTGAAGGATTCCTTTTGCTGCATTAATCGCAATGCATTATCATTTTGAAGTTTTTGTTGTAAAAGTTGATCTGGCAATCCTGCTAATTGCTTTGCTTGCTCAGGAGAATAACCGAGAGCTCCTAATCCTTGAATTTTCTTTTGGTTAGCTATCTGCCCCATCTTATGTTCAGTTAACGCTTCTAGCCCACCAGCAAGACCACCACCTACCGCCTTACCAAGATTCTCACCAAGTAGGGCATTGTACGATATATTCGGAAGTATTCGCATTATAATCCCCTCATTAAACCATATCTAATACCCGTATTAGCTAGTTGTGGCGCTGCGCCTAATAAGCCGCCTAATACCCCACCAGTAGCAGGCGTCTGAAAGCTTTGATACTGCGGCGTTAATCCCAATTGGGCTTGCTGTAAGCCAAATTGTCTATTCTGTTGGCCATAGCCAATCTTATGCTGTGCTAACTGAGAAGCTAATCCGGTACCAGCAGCGCCTAACTGCTTGGCAAAATCAGGAGAGCTTAATGCACCACCACCCATATTAGTAAATCGGTTAGCAACGCCAGGAACTAATTGGTTCTGGTAGAAGTCTTTAGCATAATTTTCAATATCGCCAAAACCTGCATAAGGATCATTGAGATTCTGCATTCCTTGATTGAATAGATCCTGGAATCCTTGACGCTGATACGGGGTATAATCTGACGAGTAGCCATACTGAGGATCTTGACCAAATAAAGTCTCCATAAGATTCCCCCACCAGCCTTTTTGCGATGGCGCTGATTGCATATGCATCATAGGGCCCTGTTGTTGCCGCTGTAGAGGATTGTATTGTTGCTGTTGAATACCATAACCAGGCTTTAGCAACTGCATCAATGCTTGATTCTGTTCAAATGCCATTATTACTCCTTAGGCTTTTAACCATTCTAAAATCACATAACACTTAGCAAAGGTTACCCCACTATTATTGGTGATAACAACATTCTGATTGTTAACTTTTAATTCTATGTTGGTAGCGCCACCAGCAGAAGCCCAAGGCAATGGATAATAATCACCAGCAGCAGCACCAGCAACATAGTTGGTTGCCGTACCATAAATACGCGTAAATTGCCAGGTAGATTGAACGGTAAGGCCATGCGCCACCGTATTAACGCCGGCTGCAAGGGGGCCCATGTCTATAACGATCCTGAAGGTGTTACGTAAGTTATCAGGATTGACTGGATCAATAGAGAAAAACACTTGACCGGTTATAAATTGATTCTCAACATACATAGCCGAGTCTTTAAGGTTTAGCGCTAAAACAATTGAGTTTAAGTTCTGATAGAGACGAATAAGAAGCAGCTTGAACTCTTCACTATTAACATCAACCTCACCAATACGACTGACTTCATATACATCAGTCGTTGGTATATACAGTCCCGTGTCTTCTAACTGATTAGGGAGAAATCCTGGCATTATTGACTCCTTGAAGCAGTTTTTGTCACGAAGAACGTCATCGCGTGGAGTTGGAACCCAGCTCCACGAACCAATCTATTTCTCATCTGCGCATCATTCAACTGCATATTCAACTGTATAAATTCACCATCAGCCTGAAAGTACAAAGGATGCCATAATTGCCGCGCTGAACTTTCAAAGGGAACCGTGGTGTATGGATATGTTTCGAGAATAGAAGTTCCTAAAAGAGATCCAGTACCAGCTACATTACTCTCATCAATCATCGATAACTCTGAGGTGGATATATAAAAATCTACCTGTATCTGACCAAACTCAGTCTTATCAACTAAAAAGTCTACTTTAGACACATAAGCATTCCGGTCTTCATTCATGTAGAAATTATATTGTTTTGTTTTTATCTGAATATTGCTCACCCGAGCAAGCGTGCCACCACCAAAATAAGTACCGGCAAGAATAGTTCCTAAAGTGTCAGTAAAGGTAATTTGAAAGGTATTAGGATTTTCTGGAACCGACGCTCTGACTAAAAATATCTCATTGTTGAGAAAATCAAGATTGTCATTAGAGGTAACATCATCAAAATAGACATAATCTCCGCTACGCAGATTGTGATTGATGGCAGTTATTACTAGATTATTGCTACCAGGTACTGGAATAGTAATATTAGTAATTTGCAACACTAATTCATTCTGAGTCTCATCAGGATCAACGATAAATACCCATCCCTGCTGATTACCTGCCACCACCTGCCTAAAGAGGCCCTGAATTGATCCTGAGCTCCAGCCTATTTCATCTTCCCATTCTACGGTAGTAGAACTCCAGGTAATACCCGTTATTGGCTGATAATAGCCAAAAGCGGTAATAGAATCATCATTAAATGACCAGGTACCATTTTTGTAATTGTAAACCAGTACTTTACTAGGAAACGGAAAGTCAGTATTTGCTAACATACTAGGGAATGTCCAGTAGATCATCTCGGTAGTATAATCACGAATACCATATACCCGTTCTGGCCCATCATTATCATTGTGAATCTTGAACACTTCGTCAGGAATCTTGTCGTCAATACGGTCTACGTTGGTACCGGTACAAGCAACTACACCAACATTACCAACACCAATAGCTACTTTATCAAAGGGAACAACTGAAAAGGTAGACTCAGCACCAAGTTCAGAATTGATTTGCTGCCACACAAATGGCGATTGCTGGTTGCCGGTATAAACAATTTCCCAGGTTGATTCTTCACAGAACACAATAAGTCTATCTTTAACAAACTGTACGGTAACAATAGCCTCAAGCGTAGGACAATCACGACCACCACCACCATTAGGAGCAGGTACGTCCTGAGCCCACGGAAAATAAGTAGCCCCAGCATTATCAATTGGAGATCCAATAGCTGAATATCTCATACGAAATGCATACTGTACCTGAGGAGCAGGAAGCGCTGCGTCAGTTCCTTCCCATACATTGAAGGCAAGCATTCTATTCTTGAAGGGTATTAATATTCGTGCAGAATTAAGAAACAAAGTTCCTGCCGAATTCAATTGTGGTCGAAAAGTATTCCAGGTACCAGTTGGATAACCAAACAAGTACCGCATAAAATTAGGCTCTAACTCATTAAAATTGGTAACAAATAAGGCATAATCAGAAGCATTGACCCCTGTGTAGGTAGTAAACCAAAAAAATTGGGAATCACTTCCCGTCCAGGTTGCATCCCCAGCATTCGTTTCGAGTGCTAATCGTTCCCACCCGGTACTGGCATATTCATAGGAAAACCGTGTATCAAAAGCTATTAATGGCTCATTATTAACCGCAGCATTCTCAAAAGTAGCAAGCCCCATAACGGGCAATGCAGGATACCAATAGACTACTGTTAATGCGTCAGTACCAGTAAAAGAAAATGCTCCTGTCGCGGTATTAAAAGTTGCAGTGGCTGCAGTGCCATCAATTAACATGCTGCCGTTAGCTTGCCATACGGTAAATAAATTATCAGCACCAATAGAAAATAGTTGGCCTATTGCACCGCTAGCACCAGGAACTATAGCTGCTAACGCGCCAGCACCGTTAGTCGTACCAACATTAATACGCAATCTACTTGATTGCTGATTCTCTCCAAACCAACGCGAGCCAAATCGTTTTCGTATGCGACCACGCCAACAGTACGCATTATTAAGCTCGTCGAATGCTTGGTCCATTATCATAAAGGGCTTACGGTCCTTCTGTAGACCAGAATTCCCCTCAAACGGTGCTATAAAAAAACGATCTGTAGGCATAGTATTCCTTTAAGGTGCAACGCCAATAGCAAACCAATAAAATGATGCATTTGCACCGGTACTTTTTGCACTAAATCCAGTTGCAGTAGTTGCTGTTGGCGTATCACTAATAACCACTTGATGAGATGTATTATCACCAGCAGATCCGTAACGCTGAGATATAATTACCGAATATGGCGCAGCGGCAAAACTTGTAGGAAAAAAAGTAGTTGTCCCACTCGTAGTACAAGAACTCTGTCCCCACTGAACAAATATTCCCGAAGGCCAAAAAGACCATCCATCATTCGCCGATAATCGACCAGTCATTGGATAAGCAGCTGCAGCACCCCGCTTCAACCATATATCAGGAATAGATGTAGGAGCTGCATTCTGATTAAATAATCCAATTTCATTTACCGCAAACGAAATAGCCCCAACATGCAACGGAAAGGTGACTTGGTTGTGCTTGCCTTGATCGCCAGTATTACTTAAGTTGTATTCGATGTGATCAATCTTAAAAGCCGTATCTATCGTATTAAAGTTTCCTCGTATAAGAGGTTGTGTCTCAGCTAAGGTCTGCGAAGCGGTCGGCACGTCATTAAGCGTCATTGGCATGTTATATCCTTAATTAAAATGGAAAATTAGGCCCCCAACCACCCCAGCCCCAGTATTGGCGACCTTGCGTGTAAATGGTTACCGTTCTCATATTTGCTTGTTGGACTAATGAAGTTCTATTTACTAAGTTCATTTGCTCCCGCAATGATGGCATAAGCATCTGTACACTATCCATATCCATGCGGTCCTCGAATATTTTCTTACTTGCTAAAATCGATATAAATTGCCACCACTGCTCTATTTGCGGGGAAACAGCTTGGTCAAGTAATTCCGTAGGTCTGATATCCACTTCGATTTGTACGGGGTATGATTTATCAGGTACAGGGCGTAAAGTAAATTGATTATCATAGTACAACACGCTTATTGGCTTACCAGGTACATAGGCTATATATTCCACATAGATCGGGTTAGCAATGCCACTCATAGTTGCTGAAGGAAAATTCAGCGTGAATGCACCAGTCTGATAATTAATATCACCATAAGGCGATGGCAATGTCTGCGGCTCGTTAGGCAACCCTAAAGCACCTAAAACGTTAGATACCGGGTAATCAACAATAACCATAGCAGTACCAGAAATATCCAAAGCCGTGAATATTACGCTGTTTTGGAGGATACGACCCGAATTAGTACCAACCGGCGTTCCTGTTGGCGGAAAGCTCGGTACGATTCCCACAAAAGGCCCAGTGCTACCATCACCATCAAGGAGAGTATCAACCACTGCATTAGTTTGCGGCCATTGTCCATAGAATACATCCCTCCATTGGGTAAAGAATGCTTGTACACCAGCAATAAATACGGGCGGGTGTACCGCTATATATTTGTTTTGAAAATTATAAAGTGGATCAAGCGGGTCAGTTGTATTAGTGCGATAAACATCGACTCCTGGCTGCGTGTAAAAGGTTAAATTAGTTCTTAAAGAAAATAATCGTAAATGACCAGGAAAATCATACAATACGGCAGTGTTTATATACTGGTCAAGTTCCGGGGTGGTTAACTGCGCCTCAGAAGGAGTGCGAGTCAATCTACGGACCTTTTGCCGTATTGCGCTTAACGTAGAATCGCTCATTACTCATCTCCTAAAATTCTGGTGTTAACACATTTCTAAATGTCATTTTTAAGGTATCTGTTTCTTCACCAACCGGTACAACTTGTGCAGGATTAAACAATGGCTGATTCGCTACTTCAACAGGTATAACAAAGGCATCAAATAACTGGGTATCAATAGGTATTGAAAACGTTGAAGCACTCAGCACCGTGATGGTAAAAACCATTTGATTGAGTTGAACCATGCCATAATTGTTCGGAATAATTAATCGCACAATAAGTCCCGAAAGGTAACTATGGTCACCCGGAGTTGTCCCGTCAAAGGTAGTGGTAATGACGGCTGGAAACGCTTGTGTTATCGATAATATATCCCGAACAGCTGGCTTATAAATAGGATATTGTATAGCACCATAATATGGCATGGCAGTCCTTTTTATCGGTAAGCAGTTACCATCGTGATGTTCGGTGGTGATGCATCCAAATCTTCATCCGAGAATTCAAGTGATCTAAATTCACAACGATGAACCTTTTCCTGAAAGTGCATTCCCTTATCAGAGGTATACAGGCCATCATTAAATCTATTTCCTTCTGGTGCTACACCACCCTGCATGCCCCCAAAACCAGGGATATGCTTATACTTCATATAATAGACATCTTTATTTAAGTGGCGCGCAACCATACGAGGTAGTTTATACCGTTCACCATCAATAAGCTTATATTGTTTATAATCATCGCCAGCATATTTCTTAAAGCGAAATCGTAGGGCATTGCCTGGTCGTTCGATATATCTAAATATGCCCGTAATGAGCTCATTATCTCGTTCACGACGCGCTTCACGTGCTTTGAACGCATCTTCTTTTGTTTTCTTCTTATCTTCTAGCACTTTACGAGGTACAACCTCTAAACCATCTTTTGTTGTCATAGTAATTCCCTAAGGAGTAGGCAGGAAGTTTTCCCCCTGCCTACCATAGTAGTATTAATTAAATACCGCCAACGCGCGATTTACCAGCTATCCAGTAAATTACATCACCAGCTACACCAGCAGGACTATTAGCACCTGCAGCAAGCGTAATACCAATTTCACCAATATTACGTTCTGAGTCGCCAAGCACATTCACTGAGTCAGTAAATGTAGCAGCATAACTCGCCGTTGATGCACCCGTTGAGGTGACCAACCCTATATAACCACCAGCTAACGCTACTGCTGTATTTTCACCCACGGGCACCACTTGTGCAGTTGTATGAGCAGGATCGCCCGTAAGCGGCCATGCAAATGCAGTAAACGCCGTAGAATCAACATCAACCGTAATGGTATTATATTGAGCTGCAACACTATTAACCGAATAAGGAGCGGTGCTATCAGCTTGGTTAATACCAACAATGGTTGCTTGTACTTCATTCAGCTCAACCATGCCGTAGGTAGTTGCAGTTACTGCTGGAATGATAAATCTAACCACTTGTCCGATAGTATAGTTATGAGTAACCGTTAATGTTACTACCGTAAGCCCAGCAGCCAATGGCGTATTTGCACTTGGTCCTGGAGTAATACGTGCTATTTCTCGTGTTGGTGGATAGAAATAAGGATCGTTCGGTATTCTGCGGTAGAACCCTGTCGTACCAGCAACAATTGCCTGCATATTAGCTAATTCAAAACTGGTATTAGCAATAAGACTATTGATCGTAAAGTCTTCGCCACCCATTTGTTGGGCACCGGTAACATTGATCAATCGTATAACATCGCCATTACTCAAGCCAGCGGTATTAGCTGTTGACACTACTGGTCGAGCAGCGTTTGAAATAGCCGATATAGCAATTAATGGCCCTGGGGTATCAACGGTATTATTATAAAGAGTAAAGCCGCCAGTGGTTGCATAGACTGATAAATTAGCCGCTGCTGCTGCGTTAGACTTCTTATATTCCCACATAGCACCAGCAGGAAAGCCACGCTGCCAGAAATATTCAACACCAACAGCAGTAGTCTGATTAGCTGCTGCTATAGTTATATTTCTAACAACCATCCAGTCAATATCAGACCGTACTATTAAGTTCTTAGCTTTACCAGTGGAGATAAAAGTCCCCTGATTAGTTCCTGAAAAAACATCGCACATTTGATCTCCTTTATGTATTTAAAGTGCACAGCATTTGTGAGATCCATAAATCGTTCAACACTCGCGTGACTTCCGCCATCGTGTAGCCAATGGTAACGTTCTGATACAGCGCATCAGAAAATTCAGGCCCACGATACAGAATGCGTGCCGAGAAGTTATCCTGGTATACACAACCAACCGCTTCAAGACCTTGCACAAATATCGAATAAACATTTGCACCTAAGTCAGAAGCCGCCGGACGAATCAATCCCTGTGAAGAGAGGAAGAATCGTACGTTATTTACCGCACCCCATTCAGCACCAACTTTAGCGCTCGACTGGTTCGGGTAATTCCATTTTGGGGTGAAATTATTTATCGCATTTAAATCTTTAGATAAATCTGTATGCCCCATTGCAATGAAAGCATCACGAACTGGCGCGGTACCAAAACGATCTTCACCAATTTCTCGGTCCAAGATCATCCAAGCATCTGCAGAAAGAAGTCCAGTAGTAACTTCATCAATATCTGTCAATGTAAGGTTGGTTGGACTATCACCATTAGAGCCACCGTTACAGGTGTATTGGGTAGCTGAAGCGGCAAGAGCGTCACGCGATAACTGATCTTCAGTCATACGCATAGACAATCCCATTAATTCAGATACTTCAGTAAGAACCATATCTTGGTTCTGCAAAAATACTCTTTGGTTAATAGCTGAGTACATCCCATAAATCGAGACGGTGGCATCTATGTCCACACGTTCCAAAGTTGTACTTGGGATTGGCGCACCATCAGCACTCAATGGCACAACAGCTGTTGGTAGTCTTTCATACCGAGACATTCTCAAAGTATCGCCGCCTTTTGCTGGCAAGCGCTTAGTAACTGCACCTAATTTATGAATAAGGCGCGGGGTACGAACCGCTAACAATACATCATCAGCAGTTTGTTGTACCTCTGGTGGTAAATTGTTTGGACTATTTATAGCCATAGTCACTCCTATAGAAATGTACAAAAAATGTGTTGGAATTGTGGCTGGCGAAGCCGGTACGCCTGAGATGGCGAGTCTCGATACGCCGTAGACTGAGCGAGGTCTGATACGCTCAAAGAAAGTCTATAGGAGAAGAATGAGAGAAAACAAGCATAAAAAAAGGTCCCAGAACTGGAAAACTGGGACCCCAACGAAAGTAATGAAGTACTGTCATACTACTCAAAAAAATAGAAGCGAGTCAATATACAGCAAAAAGGCCCAGAAGGAGAATCAACTGGGCCCTCATGAAAGGTAGTAAAGGATTTAGAAAGAGAGTCTAAATCAAAATTAAGATACTTTAAAATAAAGAAACTACCAAGTAGATTTCTTACGTGCTACTTCAGCCATTATACGATCACGATCAGCTTCAGTGAGTACTCTACGCTCATAATCATCAAGGCGGGTTAATGGCGTTTGTGGTTGCTGGGGCGATACATTAGACGATGATTGTGGCTTCTGCTTATTCTGAATAATACGATTTTCTATATCCATATTTCTCGTCGTTGATTTATGAGCATCAAGAATGCCATAGTTCTTTATCATGTTATAAGCCGTTTTTGCTTTAGCACTGGCATTAGGATTAGTGCGTAGTGTTTCATAATCATCAGGATAAAGCCTGGCAAGCGTTTTAAGGTTGTCATCTGACACGACTTCATCAAAATCCTTGAGCGAACTTGTATCAACTTTTGCCTGCATATACGATAAGCGTTGCTCAAGCTCCATGAGCTTTTGTTCCGCTACAGACAGCTTTTTACTCATTTTCTTGTTAGAAGTCTTTACATGCTTTGCTTGCACATAATCTTCATTATCTACACCAATATCATCAGATTCTTCAATAGGCTGTTGCGATTGAGGTTGCTGATAGCTCTGCATAGCACGTTCAAGCTCTTGCGCTCTATTTTCTGCTAATTTACGTGCTGCTTCTTCAGCCTCTAATTTTCGCCTCATACTACTTAAGTTATGCTCAGCATTACTTATTGGCCGTTGGACTACTTCCTCAGCTTGTGCAACAGGAGTATCTATGGTCGCTTCTTGTATTGCTTCTTTATTTTCCACTCGGTTCCTTGTTTATAGTTATTATAGCGTCTGGCAACTCCCCATTCTCCTTTAACACCCAACGCAGCAATTCGCCCGATTCCATCAAGCAGACAAACTGGGCTAATCGCTTGGTATTCTTATTCTCGAAGTATTTCTGGCGATTAGCAAGTATATGATAGTAGCGCTGGGCCGACGGTATACACCAGAGAAACTCTATTTCACCCGATAAATGGTGATACTTGTAGACATCTTGCTTGTAAACTGGCGTTGGGCACGAGCGTCTGGCCCAGCATTGAAATTTAGGCTGACCAAGGATACGGTCAACGTTTTTTACAAAGACTAGGTAGAAGTCACGGTTTTCATAAAGCGGGTGCTGTGAGGCTTTAAGAGCCGTATCCTGCAAGGTGTGAAGAATCAGTGGCGTCATCGCCTTAGTATATTCACGCACATCATCTTCAAGGTCTAAATTCTTTTTATTGTGTGCTGTTATTTGGGATCCAATGGTGCTCAACAGTCTCTCCTTGCCTGATCATACAGAGAAATTTAACTTCATCAGTCGGCGTAAAACAGTAAAAATAGAACTCTTCGCGTTGGTAACGTTCAACATGCATCATAACAAGAAGTAGCTCACCCGTATCAAGCTGGTAAAAACTTAACTCTTTAGGAGAGTAGCGCATTTGGCCAGTACCACAGATTTCCTGTAACTGATCCATGGAATACTTTCTCTCGGGCGATTCAATAAAATCATTTGGAATAGCACGGGAAAAAAACAAAAAAGAGGCTACTAACGATAAATATAACTTCATCATCTATCCCTTCAAGCACCAAAATTCCCCTACAATTCCATGCGGAATAGCAGGGGAAAACACCATGAAAAACAATCGTAATTTATAGTAACAACAAAAGGGATAAAATAGCAATCAATGAAGAACTATTGGTAAATATCTAACATGAGTAGTCAGAGAAAATCTTCCCAACGGATTCTGATTGATCCTAATAAAACCATGATTCTGGAACTTTTTAAGCGCATAGGGCGATTCTTTTAACAACCTGAGCGAATCATCAATATCTTTATTAGAAATAGACTCCGCTCCATTATTAATCACTACTAAAAAATTATGTCCATCATAAAAAAGTGAGACGTTTCCCCAATAAGGTGGATACTTTACCGCATAATTAGCTATCTTTTTAACTATAGAACTATCTTCAGGCTCTTCATGACGATTAAAAGCAGGAGCGCCATCATCAAACACAATAATAGAATCTTTGAGGTCCCCTACAAAATCTTCCGTAAGATGAAAAAGTTCATCAGGAATCATAGAAAATGAATAGGTATTGAATGCCAGCAATAGGGTAAGAATGAGCTGCTTAATCATAAAATCTACTCTCCTTTATAACACTAAATAATATTATACTTCATCAAAAGGTAAATAATTACAAAGGCAAGAATACAGTCATTAATAAAACGAGGAAGCCACCGAAAAAAACAGTTAAACATGATATTTTCCCATGATAGCCATCGCTATAAATGCCGCAACAAGCATTCTTATAGTCCTTAAATACACCACTAATATCACAATAGATTGTTTTTTAGTGAATAGATGCTCATCTTCTAATGCGCCCTCAAAAGAGCTCATAATTAAACTAATAATCATTATCAAAAAAATCAGCCGGAACTCTGAGTAATAATTATTAAAGTAATAACTATTAATAAGATCACAAACGATAAAAGCAGCTGAATAAATAGCACCATCAGCTAAAAGACTATGTAACCATTTAGGTAAGATCATATAATTCCTATGATTATATAGGCCCTATAGGAAGACACAAATTAAATACTGCAGTAGCAAGCGTCTCTATACCGATACCACTCGTTACTTCCGATATTTCATGAGCAACAATAATTCCAGTATTAGCAGCTGATTCAACAACCACCGCTACCTCTTCAACAGGACATAAGGTAGTTATCATATCTACTGTTTGCTGTTGTGGTAAAACACCCGTTACAATACTTGCTGTACCTGCCGCTAAAGCGGTTGCCGCAATCTTATCAGCAGAATTACCCCGCCTATAAGCTGTATCAACCTTTTCAGCCACTTTAGCAATAAGATAGTACTTAATTGAATTACCGACAATTTTCACCGCCCAATAAGCACCCCACGCTAGAATTAATCCGCCACCATCACCAGGAACCTGCGCCTTGAGATGCAAATCACCATTGTTATACTTACCTACGCCAATGCGACCATTATTATTCAGGAACGATTTTAAAGTAGCTGGCGACTTAGCTATGTTAGCTAGGTCTTTATCAATATCATAATTAGGAATGACTCTTCGTTGATTGTTGTACTCAGCAACAAAGTTTTTGCCATTATGAAACAAATCAACACCACCAAGATTACTCTTCATACGAACAGAATTAGGCATAATCTTTTGAACGTATGGATTGTTCATACCTACAAGAGGAGAACACATCAGAAATAGAAATAATAGTTTTTTCATAGAGACACCTTAGTAAATTGTTTTAACACGCTGCTACTATTTCTAAGTATACTAAACTAATCAAACTATACAAGAGAAATCCCCCATAGTTATTTTACTAACTACAGGGGAAAAGCCGAACACGGGGAGAGTTCGCACTAACAAGTTCTACTTTTTCTTAGGCTTCTTCTTCATTTTCTTCTTAGAAGAACCAGCTTCTGACAATGAAATCGCAATCGCTTGCTTAGGATTGGTCACGACCGGTCCTTTTTTAGAACCAGAGTGAAGCTCTCCTGCTTTAAACTTGTGCATTTCATCCGCGATTCTCTTTTTCTTTGCTTTCTTAGAAGCAGTTCTCTTAAGAATTGGCATCATTTCCCTTTATTTCTTATGACGAGCTTTTAGAATTGCTAATCGTTCAGCTCTATTGTTAGACCTTTGTTCTGCCAATGATTCTACCAACTTTGGTACCGGTGATTCTACCAACTTCGGGGCCGGTGGTACTACTGGTGCACTTAGTTTAACATCTGGAATAAACGGCCTTGCTACAGCCGGCATCACGGGGGGCACTGGTCGTACTACGTGTTGCCCTATAGGTTTACCTACTCCCGGGGTTACAGGGATTACATGGAATACACTGTATTGGGTTTGCCGAGTTCATCGGTAAACATTGCATATCGCCATGGTTATGACAATCCACTTCAATCGGGCTACATGGTGTTTGTACCGGCGGGCACACTTTACAGCCAGCCGATGATGGTTGGCAGAAGAGAACCGCTGCATTAACTGGAGCGCCAGCGATGATATAAGAACCAGAGTTTATATCAAACAAATGTATGGTAGATGGTCCGGTAGATGCCATTTGTTGATAGCCAGGCAATGCACTTACAATAGTATCCTTCTCTGCACCAATCATGAAATACTGGCCAACAGAAAATGAGCCACCAGGAGCGATACCTGATATATCACCAGATGCATTTGTTTGACCAATAGTCATACATACCGGTTTCAATGATGGGGTACAAAATCTAATTGGCATATTTGCTGGAGCTCCTACAATAACATACGCACCATTACTTATATCGAAAGTATGAACTGACGATGGGCCTGTTGAACTCATTGGTTGAGCACCAGGAACAGCGCTTACTATGGTGTCTACTTCTGCACCAATCGTGAAGTATTGGCCGACTGCAAAGTTACCGCCAGGAACAACGCCTGAAGCATTACCATTAGCATCCGTTTGGCCAACTGATATACATGGATCTCCTGGCTGGCAATTCAACGAAGACTGGAAGTGAATCGTAAAGAAGCTCTTGCCAGGGAGTAAACCATTACCTTTAGCTGACACCGTACCAACATAAGATACCAGACCTAATACTGGATCAAGGGACAGCACTTCATAATTCATATGAAGAACATCGCCCATATTGAGCAATACAAGTGAAGTTAAGTTCGTCTTTTGTAGACCAGTAAAAGACAAATAGGCCGACTGATTGGTAATTAAGGCGCTACCGTTAACCGTAACATTCAATACACCAGTTGGAATACCAGAAATAACACTTGATCCAGCAAGAGAGTCTGACTCTAAGTGATAGTTTAGTAGGTAATAGCCAGATTCTGGCACGGTATAGGAGAATGGGCCAACAGCCACATTACTATTAGGATCGTCTAATATAACGTTCCAATTAAGGGGACTTTGTAAATTATAAATTTGATCTGCTGCAAGGGTAACCGCTGCACGGAACTTTTCACATTTATCGCCTTGAAAATTAGGCGCGATAAGATTATCAACACATAACTCATTAATAGTCGCACGCTGAGAACACAAATCATTTGCATTCAAGGTCATCGCTTCAACTAATTTAGCTTGAACCTTCTGTGCACAGATATTATTAGCAACCTCATCCATTACATTAAGACTTTTGCCCTTCATATTTGAAGCGCACAGACAATCTATCTTTGCCTTTTCTGCATGTAATTTACAGATATCTAATTCATCTCTTTTGCTACAATCACAACAATTATTCATATAAACCCTCTTCATTTAAATATGTATAATAACCTCACAAAAAGCTCCATGGTCCTTTCTCTGTATAAATTGATTACTACTTTCTTCTATTTTTAAATCGCAACCGCCTAATAAGAGAATCAGGCTCACGTACCGGCTCAACTTCTTTTATAGGCTGAGCTTCCATTTTAGGCAGCGGCTTTTCTTCAACCTTGGGTGGCATAACACTCTTCTTAACTTGTTGTACCGGCGCAGCTGGTTTAACCGGAGCAACTGACTCCACCTTCTTTTGAACAGGTTTATTAAAATCTAACATAGCCATTAGAAACCCTTTTTACAGGAACATTGACTCTTTTTACAGCGGGAACAATTCTTTTTCATGCAAAACTCCACAAAAAGGGGCCACCCGCGCTACACAGGTGACCCCGAACAATAGGCTCTATCGTAAAGTTGCCCACGATGAATTAATGTGCCATGCATTATAACGCTTTTCAGACGGCTTTGGTGTATTCTTTTGCTGCAACTCTTTTGGCGTCTGCAAAATCTTATACGCAAGCTTCTTTAATTTAGCATCGGGACGTATTTGTCCTGGCATAGTCCACCTGTAATTACAAATAGAATTGTTACCAGTTATGCGGTTTTGTTAAAGTCTTCACCGCAGCCGAGTCTTCACGCATGCTCTTATCAACTTGTTCATACAGATCGCCAACACGATAACCATTCATTGAGAAGTAGGCACCATTACCCATATCTTTCTGTATGGCACCCATAGGAAGACCACACGGACGTGACATATCTTCTTTGAGAATACCTGAGTTCATACCATTATTTGGCGCCATTTTACGGGTCTGATAGCCAGGACCTGATGTTACATCTCTTGAACTATAGCGCTCTCTGCTATAGACACGATCTTCACTCGCATCAAAACGGTCGCTATAGTAACCAGGACCTTCGCTCGCATTAAAGCGACGTCCATGCTCTACAAACTCATCGCGCATACTAGCGACTCCGCTATACTTTCTCTTCTTGGCCATTTTAGCCTCCTTCTAGAAACTGTAGTCTTTTACACTACAAGGGTTAACAAACACCTCTAACTGAGGATTTCTTTTCTTCTTTAATTGTTTCACTACGCGGATAAAAATAACAATTTTCAGGCGTATAATCCTTCTTAAGATCTTTTCTTTTCATCATATAGTTATAATGCCAGCCATTCTGTAATGCCCAGTCATGAAAAGCCTTAAAAGATTTAGACCATTCATTACAGACCTTTATGCCACGAGCACCAATAATGTCATAAGCAGTGCTATTAGTATTGTAACAACTTGACTTAATATAGCCCCATATGCCATACAATTTATGATCTCTTAACCCATGCTTTTCTAACTTTGCTTTACGATCGTACATTACCATCTCACTTTTATTGAGGTTGCGGTTGTTGCTCATCCCCTTTGGCTATCGCTGCTTCTTGCGGCTTTAAGGGCTGTGTAGGTTTGACTGTCTGCTGTTCAGCAAGCTTCATTGAATTAGACAAGTTGATCAGGACCTGTAAATGAGACAGATCTATAGATTCAAGCTCTTTGAGTATCTTCACCTTATTAAGTAAGGCGAGCTCATCCTCTTTATTAGCTTCTGCAACTTGCTTTTGAGCCAATGCGTGATTCTCTTCCACGCGGGAGATACGCTCATAAGCAAGACCACGGTCTGCCTCGCTACGTGCATGGGCAAGCTCAGTTTTGGCTTGGAGCTCTTGGAGCTGGACTTTAGCCTGTAACTCTTGTATCTGTTGTTGTTTCTGATCTGCATTCTGCATTTCTTTGACGAGCTCATCTTTCCCCTGGATCGTTGCTTTACTAATCATTGCCGCATCGGATATCTTAATGCCAACTTCCCGCAAATGAATAAGCTGTGCAAATTCCATCTGCTTTTGTGTCTCGGTATTAAACCCGAGTTCTACGGCACAATGATATTTACCAAATGCCTTATTATAAAACAAGTCGGCTGGCTGCTCACCTTCAAGTAATCGCTGTATCTTGCCCGGGTGTAATTAGCCTGCACTATCTGCATTATCCGCTCACCAAGCATGTTCTGGGACAAGTCTAAGCGATCAAATATTGGCTGTTGAGCCGTAAGCCCAGCACCTTGACGCAATGCTGAAAGATACCCAGAGGCATTATCTTCAACAATCTTACCCAAGTTCTCTTCTGACAGACCAGCGCAGTTATAGAGCTCTTTATCAAACACCTCTTGCAACTGAAAGAAAGAAGGGGGTATCTGTGGCGGCACAATCGGCTGAATATCAGTCATCTGTGCTTCATCTTTAATCGGTATTATGCGCCCCTGGCCAGTCTGGAATAAGTGCTTAACATCAACTGGGGCATTTTCCTTAAAGAGCCAGCCAGAGTTTACTTGGGACTCGAGTAGATCTGCGGATAAAATAACCCGTCGATTAAATAAGATCTGTGGGTCGCGTAAGGATCGACAGATACCTGATATTCGCTGATACATATAAGGCATAGATTTATTATAGAAACCAATAACAGGGATGAAAGGATAATCATCAATACCAAGTGGATTTTCGCCATCGTAAAACACCTTATCTTGAATCATTATAGCCAAACGAACCGTTGGGACACTTCGTTCAGTTAACTTGATTTGTGGATTGTCGGCAATAAAACGATCTATATCTACCTTCTCGTTACGGGTAATGTCAATCATCTCACCGGTATTGGTGTCATATAAGAACTTAGCGCGACGATAATCACGGTACCAATACTCATCATAGGAAACTCTATTTCCTTGGGCGTAACCAAATGCTTCTGGCATATACTGGAACTTGCCATCACGGGCCATACCCTGCGGATTCCCATTAAGGGCCATAATCGTATCATATTGATCTTCTGGCATGATAGCCGCTGCTGCTGAGTGAGTCATGTAGGATCTACGCCAGACAAACGACGCATCTGAAAGATCAGGCTTTCTGAAATACGGGTCAATCATATACTCATTGTAGGCAAGATTATCAACCTTTATATCACCATTAAGCGGATCATTAGTAAAATCTAGGTATACTTGGAGTAAGTTCATCCCAGTAACGCAGGCGCCCTGATGGAATGCTTCCGATATCATTTCGTAGACATTCTCACGCTTGTATATATGCAACAATATCTTTGTAAATTGATCAGCGGTGTGTTGGTCACCATTCTCTAAAGGGACAACAACCGTACTTTTACGGTTGCGCCGCTGATAACCAGAAACCATATTACAAATAGGACGAACTCTATTGAAATAGTAGGAATTAGTCGATTGCGTAAGCGTATTGGCATTAAGCTGGGCCATTAATGATTGGTCACCCGCTTCTAAACGCACATCAATGTTGCCTTGAGACCACCCAATAGACCATAAAGAGAGGTTCTGGGTGTAATCATTGTCCATTTTATTTTTAATGGCACTAAAGTCTTTTGCTAATGATTCTGGAGGCCTGATCAGCATTGGTTAAATCCTTTGATAATTAATTATCAAAAGTCTAAGCGCAATATTAAAGAGACAACAAGTGTTAGATTAAATTATTTATCGCTCATACCTTGGATCATGGTTAAATATCTGCTGCTTAAAATGATTAGGACCATAGCGTGCTTCTGCTCTTTTACGGTCAAACTCTTCAGGCGTTAGACCTTTTTAGTCTTATGCAATGACTGACAGAGATAACGCAAACTGTCACAAAAGTCACTGTGCACGTCATGCACAGGTTTATTTTTGTACACATTTCGTTCAACATCAAACTCTCTGCGATAGTTCTCCATAGCATTAATGAGCGACTTACACTTTTCTGAATCTATCCAAAACTTAGGAAAGTGAGTCCATACATTTTCAATACCATCCATAACAGAAATCTGCTCAAGGACCGTAAAGTTAATACCAAGTTGGCGTGCTTTTTCATAGCGAGTTATAGCACCACCTCCCCACTCACGAACCATCAAGTCATGAGGAGCAAAGTACTTGCCATAGTTGTATGGCTTTTCATTGAGCACATGCACATAATGGTCAAGACCCAGACCAGTATTGCGATAACAATCAATAATTCGTATCACCGTGCCATCACCAACTGTCTGATACCATACCATAGTCGTTGCATCATTCACCCCAATGTCAATAGCAACATGAGTTAATAGGCCAGGATCATGGGCAACATGAGTAATACGACCCTCTTCTTTAGCGCGCTGGAGATACTTACCGTAATAAGAACCATCAACCCCGCGATCAAAACTACAGCCATATTCTTGCGCAAAGAGCTCGGACGACATCTGTTGGCGTTCCTGTTCAAGTGCTTCAAAGGATATGTGTTTAGTATCCTTAACTCCTTTGTGCATCACAAACCAGTCGGGATATGTTTTAGCTACTTGAAAGAGTTGATAAAAGTGATTCTTTCCATAGGGAGTCGATAGGAATATACATATCCCATCATTAGCAGCAAGGATGGGACGAACGGTATCATATACTGCGGGTGACATATACGCATACTCTGAGAGTATCACCATGTAGGGATTAGTACCACGAATAGCGGTGTCATGGGTCTCACCACCAAGACACTGGAGAACAGAACCATTAATGAACACTACCTTCTGTTCAGATACGTTTATCTTCTGTATAAGTCGTGGCGGAATATATTCAATGAACTTAGTACCATCAATAGCAATTGCCTCAAATATACAACGACGCGCTTGGCCAAAGGTGGGCAATATATACTGCACCAAGCATATCTTCTTTAAGCACTGTTCAATGGCAATATTCCATGCAGTGATATCTTTCCCCGCACGACGAGGCAAGACTATTACCAGCTTCTTAAAACCATCGTCAAGGGCCTGTATGATCTCTTTTTGGTATGATCGCGGCTGAAAGGCATTGAGTATCAGCTTATCTTCTGTATTAATCATCAAATGGCCGATACATAGCATGTAAAAATAGCGACTGAAATGACAGCATGTACACATAGTACATAACATAGGCTTGCGTAGGAGCATGGTACATATCGTAAGACCATGCCATATACGTACCAATAGTCATACAACAGAACATATAAGCATAGAACATAACATGATACTTGTTGAACGGTATTTTTGGCACACGGTCAGCATTCATAAAGACTACTAAGTATCGCCAAGCAGCCAAGTAGCCCTATGATCTCATTATAGGGCGAGCTAACCATCTTAAAGTTAAAGGCAATCCATGCCTGAATAGTGCTTAAAAAGAGTATCGAGAAAAACTCTTTCTTAAAGCGATACCATCTGAATAATGAAGCAAATTTAAACATTATGCTCGCTACAAGGTTGGGCTAACAGTGGCAATTGTTGCCGCTACTGGTGTGCTGGCCGCAAGAAATGCCGCAGTTCCCAAAAGCCAAGGAGATGCAGGCGTTGGGATGGTACCCAATACACCCAAAAGAATTGCACCACCATAACCACTGATAGCTACACCACCACCAAGGATAAGACCGCCACCAGGACCACGAACATGGGAAGTCAGAAAATAATCACCAAAACAGTCAACATCAACTTTTATGAATGAACATTTCTGAAATTGCTCAACTCGATGTGATGATACAACTATCTTGCGCAGAAGAATATCTAACTGACTAGTATCAATCACCATTTTGCCACTATCGTTTCTTTCTAACAGAAAACTACTTCCATCATGATAAAGCTTAACGTTACCTAATGCCTCAGAAGCTCTCACACTAGAAGGCTCTATTTGAGTCATCTCAAAATTATCTGAAGCAAAACATGACGTGACCATAAACGCTAGCAATAACCATTTCATACAATACCCCTTATCATGGTGTTAATCTTTACCCTCTATATATCCTATCACGTTACCGCCTATGACGATAGTAATGACCAAAGCGGCAAGCAACAATCCTCATACAAGAGAACTCAGTAGTCCCAGCAGCAAATTCAGGCTCAAGCGGCGTAGCATCAACAAACCTATTGTTACTACCACCAAAAAAGAAACTCATGCCAGCACGATACAAGTCAGGATCGACGAGTAATACTTCAGGCTTAGTCTCCTGACAGAATCTGCCATAGTGCGAGGCCATACAGGGTGTCATAATAAGCAATAGCAAGACAAACTTATTCATTAACGCTATCTCTATTAATCACCACCGTAATTGGATTCTTATTGTTCAATGTCTCATTGGCTTTTGTAATAGCATCAGCTGAAAGAGAAGCATGAAACTTCAAATCTTCTTCAAACTCTTTATCATACTTTCTCATTCTAAACTTGACTGGTGCCCAATCATATACTTTTGTTATAGCCCCATCCCATAACTTATCAGCTAATCTCAACAGAGCAACCTCATGTGCCTCTTTCAGCGCTGGATACTTATCAAGCAATCCCCGAAATCCAGCACGAGAAATCCCATAAGATAAGTGAAACTCTAGTATCGAATTTCTCTTGGGATTCTTAAACGGCCACATAGGTAATTCCTCTATCATATGATCGATTAAAGCTTGGCTTACTGGCCGTGTCCGAAACGAGAATTGCATCGCTGGATCAACACGGGAGGGCTTCTTACTTGGTTTTATCTTTTTGACAGTGGTATGTTTGTTAGCTTCACTCATACTAATTCCGTAATAGTAATATGTGTGCGGGGAATTTTTATCATAAACTTTCTTACTGATAAGAGAAACTACCAATTTATCATCCTTCCAAATAACACCGGTATCATTGATACAGTCGAATATAAACGCGGACAGATTATCAAGATCAGGGAACTTTGAACACCAGTTTGTTTTCTCACGTTTGCCCGTATGGGCTGGTATAGGCATATAAAAGTTAGCTTCAACATGAAGTGGCTTAGTAAATGTCGGGCTTTTGCCATGCTGTTGGAGTAAGTAAATGCCCGTTGCTAATTTTTCATGCGCTTGCTGGTCATAAAATCTCTTTTTGTTAATACCCGGGCGCTTCCACGAAATGGGGTTGATATTAATAACATATTCCTTGGATAACATTCTCATTCTCCTGCTTACTAGGCAAAGGGATTATTGCGCAGTCTAGTAAGCGGGGGAGTTTAGAGTCAACTTTTAAAGCGGCCAGGACCCGCGCGGCCTCTTTCTTTAATTTCTTTTCCAAAGATTCCTTCAAAATCAACTGAAACTCATTGGGGTTATCTAGACTGCAGAGTTCTGCGTAAAAGCGCACATCATTGCTGTGTTCGGCATAGCCCTTAGGCGACGACGAATCGATGCGTTGGCGATATTCAATGTCGGGGGGCGGCCGGCGCAACATCATTCCTTTTCAGATGGTTCATCAAGACCATTAAAGCCACGCAGAAGAATGCAGGCATACTCACGGGCCTTGGCATCAAGATCATTCCCGTTTTTTACTAGCAAATCAGCATAGCCCTGGCGCTGATCAAACATCCATTGATCAGACTTGACTGGCTCAGGAACAAAAGGCCTATAACATTCTCTTTTTAAAGCAGCTTTTTCTTTTTTGATTGCCGCTTCATCCTGAGATAATTGATCACGGCTCCATGGTTGATCATCATACAACATTAAACTTCCCTAAAGGTTTTGTAAGAGCGAACTCATTGACTTAGGACCCTTTTCCTGCGATGGCATTTGTGCCTGTGATTGTAACCACAATTCCCTCGACATAACGGGGGGACGCGGCGCAGCAGGGGGGGATGCTTTTTCTTTGGGCAGCGCACAGCGTGGGCCAAACTTCTTTTGTTTGCATTTCAAACAATCGCAATAATTCTTGGCCCGTAGCAATGCCCACTGCTCTTGGCGCTGCTTCATTTGCATTGCAAAGACTCTGTTAAACCAAGGCTGCCGATCGTATGGCTCTAACGCTTTACTACCCCATTCTGCCCGCAGGGCACCATAGTCTTCGTCGTTGTAGGTAGACCTTCGTTCTTCCCCTTGTTGTTTTTTTATGGATATCTTCCCGAACGGAGGGGGTTGCTCTGATGGCATTACATTACCTACAGATATACTAGCTAATAAAACATTCTTAAATCCTTTAATATAACTTAATGGTGTGACAGGAACGACTGGCACGCTATTTGAGAAGAGCACTGCAAGGGTAATAGCATAAAAAGAACAGAGAAAAGCTTTGTATTGTTTTAGGTTATCTTTCTCAAAGAGAGCTGGGTTGATCCAGTATTCGTTAGGCTTGCCCTCTTTGAGCGAGCGTTGAACCTTGGTGGAGAAATTCTCCCAATCAAGGAAGCCTAGTGCTCTGAGTATTTTTAAGTTACGCAGGATGGTAACGCGATTGCATTTGAAGTAGGCGGCAATGTATGAATGAGAGAAATACATTGAGGGCAAATGGGATCGGGCAACAAGGTACTCTAGTATCTTAACTAGGTAGGGAGACTTAGTGTCGTGCAAAGATGAGAAATTAAATATTTCTCTCTTTTTCTCTTGACTCAGGGAATTTTTATCTGTATTCTTCATAGTCCATTGCGGTTTTTTATTCTTAGGCGTTTAACAAGCTGTCAATGTTAATGTATACGGGTTCTGATTCCGGCATACATAAAAATTATAGGTCACCTGCAACTAGCTGGTGGCCTGTTTTTTTTGCTTTTGTAAGTAAAACTTAAATATATAAAACTATTCTGAAGAAAATTGCAAATTATTCTATTTAAGACTAGAAAATGAATCTATCAAAGGCTTAAAGAACTTTATATGGTCATTGTGACGATTTTTGGCCATCTTTAATAAGTTTCTTTCAGGGAAAACGATTGATATTTGATTTATAAAATCCCATAGATAAGACATTTTTTCTACAGAATCAGCAATTTTCTTTAATTCATCTCGACTGAAGTATTCGTCATCTGATTTCATAGAATTTTTAACAAAATCAATTATTTCTTTTAATATTTTTCCATAGTGGGCTTTAGCAACATTTCTCAAAATTATATAATTATTAAAAAAATCAGTCGCTTTCATTAAATATTCTTTTGATAATAATTCTACTTCATCAGTTGATTCATCTTTTGCATCAACTGTTTTATCTAACTCGACCATTACTTATCCTCATCCACAATGCCTAACTTCTCTTTCAGCTCTTTTACTTTCTTCCAAGGGAACTGCTCCATACTAGCAATCCCATATGCCTGCAATACCTTCTGCTCAAGACCTTCAGACTTAGCCATAACCTGCTTTAGAAAGTAAGCCTGCTTAGAAGAGATAAATTCTGACGCAGACGCATTGTTTTGCTGTGGGGTATACGATTGCCTTGGTTGTTGCTGTTCACTTAAGCTATTGCCATCGTCGTCGCTCTCAGAGGTTGATAACCCACATATAGCAGCATACGCATAGCGCTTGAGGTATGAGATAGCTGAGCCAAGCTTCTGGATGTCTGTGTGATCCTTCAAATAGATTGCTACTTGGCCTACAATAGCTTCACCAGAAGCGTGAAGCATCTTGGTCACTAGGTAGGTCACGCCATCTTGGCTGTGAGGATACTGAGTGATTGATAAGCCGTATTTGGTTAGCGCAGGCCTTGATGCTCTGATCAAGTCGGTGAGGGTAGAAAAGTTAGACTTAAAGTGAGGATTATAGCCAGATTCTTTTACTTCCAGCATCTCAGCTTGTGCTTGAGAGAGTGCTGAAGGGAGATTTTCTTTAAGAGACATTAGTATCCTTACCGTATGATTTTAAGTAATTATCAATTCTGCGCAGGGTCACTTGATTGAAATTATCATATTCATTGGCCAGCAAACGATGAAGAGTAGTTGCTGAAGTGCCAGAGTTGCGCGCAAATGCTTTAACGCTCATGGGAGTCATATTTAAAAACAGCACCACCTTCTCCCGCAACTCATCAACATCCAAAAGATGTATCACCATATTTTTTCTCCCGTATTAATTTGTTATTATTATCTCCCAGTGTACAAAAAGAACCAAATAGTATCAAGGAGAATAGATGAAGCTCAAAGAGAAGTTTGTAGAGATGGAGCAGGAGTTTATTGTTTGTTGGGGTGAGTATCTCAAACTCAATGATGAATTAGATTTATATAGGGGCAAGCCAATAAGCGAAGACAATACCGATACCATCAATAAGTTAATACAACAGATACAGGAGAAGTTTATCGAGATGTATCCGGTGATGGTATTTGTGATGGAGCGATATGCATTCTGTAATAAAGCATTGGCCAACTATAACAAGTTTGTTGATGACATTAAAAAAGCAGGGGCTACCCCAATCAATGAGGCGCAGGCGTGAAGTACATTAAAGACCTGCTGAAAGATAAGACTCTGGAACAGCAAAAAGAATACCTGGAAAACCATAGAAGCGCGCTTGGTGGCCAATTGATGGAAATTACCATGCAAATCAGTAATGTTGAAAAGAAACTGCAAGAAAAAAGGATAGAGAGTATGGTTGCAGAAAGATTAAAGACGCTCCATGAACCGGTCAGATTAAATAAAAGCAAAGAAGTGATCACCTTGGTGGAATATGAAGACATCATGTATGAATTGAGAGACTATCCAGAAATAGTTATTGGCATACAAAATCACTTTAACATTGATAGTATTGCTGAGTTGCCACAGGTTGACTTACCCTATGTGAAAAACAAAGTACGGGCTATAAAAAGACAACATGAAGGTCACGAACGACTAATCAAATCTCTGCTTGATAAAGTTAATGATCTTCATGATCGGGACCTGCGCTCAAGAGTCTTTCCCTTGCAAGAAGAAACTTAGTTAGCGTAGCACGATTAATAGCTATTCTCGGCTAACGTAGCGATACTCAACTCGTTATGCATAATAATAGATGACAATTCTCCGCGTAGTCCTGCTGGTTAGCTACAATCTGTGAATAAGGTCATATTTTTTCCATACTATCTCTTTTTAGTTGTATACTTTGCTTACTTGTGTATACTGTACCCAGTATTGAGTACTTTGTAAATGAATAGAGGCTCTGGTGGAACATAATAAGCTTAGTTGGAAACAATTAGAATCATTGATAGCAGAAATTAGTAGACTATCTGATTATATGTCATTTGAAGCAGCCAGAAAGGACATCTGTATCAGGTATAATGTTGATAATTTATCTGATCTGTCTGATGAAGATTATGAGCTTGTTATGGACGAACTTTCCAACCTGCCCAATCAAATTGATGATATAAGCTTTAAACATGGCGACCACTAGCCTTCCAAAAGGGCATCCTGGCATTGATGACACTGTTTACTAGACGTACTCCTGCCAGGATGCTTGTTATTAGTCAGATAAAAATTCCATAACAATAACTAAACCATCGCCACCGGCACCGCCAGTTGCTCCAGCACCAGCACCCCCGCCACCACCACCTGGAAATCCACCAGCGCCACCAGTTCCAGTTGCACCAGAACCACCACCACCACCGCCAGTTCCTCCAGATAAAAAGTTAAACCCAGCAGGAGCGGGATAGGTATCAGTACCAGGAGATCCTGCTATTCCAACAGCACCGCCTGCACCACCACTTGCTATTAAAGAAATAGTTCTTCTATTTCTTATGCCACCACCACTACCACCAGCAGGAGCTGATGTTGAAGAACTTCCACCGCCGCCTCCAGCACCTCCTAGCATAGAACCAAGAACGTTATTAACACTTCCTGTTCCTGAATTTACGCCATCATCCGCATTCCTAGTAATAGCACCAAAAGGAGAAGGTCTACCAGGAAACCCAGAAAGAATTCCATCATCAGTACCGGTAATTCCACCAATGGTAAATGTAGTTGATAGATCTCCTGGCCATGCATTGCTGCCTTCAGTAACTACCGTAGGGGAAGCTGCTAGTGAATTAATACCTGTTGCTCGTGCTGCTGATCCTAAATTATGCCCCGTAGTAAAATTTCCAAACCAGGAGGGACCGCCAGCGACTCCCAATCCACTAACTCCAACTCCACCAGCTCCGCCAGCACCAACTACTACCGGTATAGTTGTAGGACCATCATCTACAAAAAAAGCAGGAAAGCTATAATGAAATGCATCACCAGCCGCCCCACTTGCTCCTGTTCCTGAACCACCACCACCACCAGCCCATCCCCATATTTCTATCTTTTTAGTGGCTGTATTTTTAGTGAATGCATAGGTACCAGGCGTATCATAAACGGTAGTTATGATTGAACTACCACCCGCAATAGCAGCGGTAAGATCTAGACCATTTGGGCTTGTAGCAAACGTAATAGAACCATCACTAGAAGTGAGAGTGGCAAATGCAGGCGCTCCACCAGTTGCAGCAATAGGAACTTGGCCATTGGTGCCTGCAGCAGTCCACGCAATAGCAGCTGTTTGTCCTTGACCATACGGCAACCCATTGAGTGTCTGCGCACCAAGCTTAGCCTTTAATGAAGCTGGCGTGTTAACTGTTGTAGTACTAGCGCCAGCTATCGTTAATGCATTAGTAGCAAGCGTAGTCACCCCAATTTGAGCAGTTGTGGCCGTAGCTACCGTTATAGTCTCAGTGTTCGTACCAGGAGTTCCAGTAACAAACAGTGGGTCGGTACCAATAATATTAAGATTGCCAGATACATCAGGAAATACCGCAACGCCATCATTACCCTTTGTGTTTATTACCCCGGCTGATGCGCCACCAAAGGTCACCCAGGTTGCTCTAATGCCGCCAGAAGAAGATGTTCCTTCAAGAGCAACTAACCACCAGGGTGTTTGTGTAACAGTATTAAGCCACATGTCTAAAAGAGAGTACCCAAAACGATCAAAATCATTGGGATCTCGTGGGTGAAAGTTACAGTTGGGCGGCTGCGGAGCATTCGTACCCCTATAACGCAGGCCACCACCTGTTGCATTTAAATTAGACATTAGTTACTCCACTATTCCATAAAGAGTTATTCTACCAACAGATATATTTCCACTACTCATACTAAACTGAAGGGCATTTATGGTATTAATAGTTGAATTAGCTTGTAATAAACAAAATGTCACATTACTAGCAAGTATTAAATATGAAGAAGTGCCGCTCATGCAAAAATTAGAACCATTAGTAACATTATAAAGATAAGCTTGTCCTGAACATCCTATATTATTAGTACCCGCAAGGTCACCACCAGATAATAAAACAACAGACGTTGAATTTACATTGGTAAAAACATTAGTGGAATATATTCCCTTATTAGCACCACTTAAATAACCAGCGCCAAGATAACTACTTCCTCCATTTGTTGATACCTGCATTCTGAAAGAAACATTGGATGTTCCTGGATATACAGCCCATTTAAGTAGATAACAGTTATAAGTAGATGTAATGCCAGTGGTAAAAGATAGTGTAGCAGATGCGCTTGCTGTTTGTGATTGAATTTCAATGAGACTACCGGCAGGCATAGCTTGATAAGTTGGGGCAGAACTAGCGCCATTACTTGTTAATACTTGAGCCGCAGTACCAGCAGCCGTTACACCAATTGCCGATGCTCCATTACCATATAGTATTCCATCAGCACCTATTGTAGTTAAACCAGTGCCATCACTCCTAACAACTAACGGAATACTATCGCCATTAATTGAATTATTTGTCGCCATATTATCCCTTATGCTGTTTCAGAAAGACCATATAATGTTACCTTTCCAGATGACAAGGCAGTTGCGCCAACGGTTGTTATTCTTAATGCATTAACACTCGTCCATGTGGCAGCTGTTGCTAATATTACTCTATAAGTAGTGCCAGCAGTTCCACCATCTGAAAAACCATCACCATGGAAAGAAACATTATTAGTACCATCAGTTAAATTATGGCACCATAAAGCGCAATTAAATCCAGAACTTGGTGATGCAACACTCTGACTTAATTGCATATAGGTAGTCTGATTTGATCCAGCCCGAGTATTAGCATTGTATGTCATATAAAACACTGTTGATGTATATCCAGTAGTCTTAAAAGTAGAACCACCATCGGTTGAAACAAGAAGTTGAAAGGTATCTGCTGATGAGGGAACAAGATTACTAAAAAGCAAAAGATATGTATTGTAGGCAGACACTATACCAGTAGTAAAATCAATTACCGTTGGGCTTCCACTTACTGATTGGGATTGTATCTCGACTAACTTACTATATGACTTAAATGATGGCGCAGAAGGAGCATTTGAAGTAAGAATTTGACCAGTTACACCGGTGCTAGTAACACCAATAGCAGACGTAGCATTACCATAAAGCACCCCATTAGTTGTTATAGTAACTAATCCAGTTCCCCACCAATAACACTATTTATATTATTTTTTGTAGCCATAATTACTCCACCAATCCGTAAAGCGTAAATGTGCCGGTAGATATATTTCCAGCACTCATAGCTAGTTTTAAAGCATTTATAGCATTAACAAATGTCGAACCACCAGTTATCATACCCAATGATCCAGTACCGCTAGTAGACCCTTTAAATACCGTAGTTCCTGTTATAGCAGGATTCCCTCCGCTTCCAGTAGCTATCGCAATGTTATAAAGAAAAATAACTCCTGAACTTCCTATAGCAGCAGTACTTGATAAGGCTGGGAAAGCCTAAATAGTGCTGTACTATTCGTATTAGTAAAGGTGCCACCACCATTTGTTGCTTCAGAATTTATACCAGACTGATAACCACTTGATAAGTAAGAACTTCCTCCATTATCTGAAACAGTAAGTTGCAAAAGAGCTGTATTAGTTGCTGGCACTACTGCGGACCACACAAGAAGATAGGTAATGTACGTAGAAGTAATACCTGATGTAAAAGTAATAGTAGCTGAATTAGCTGCTGTTTGCGTTTGTATTAAGTTTAAGACTAATGGTCCTCCCGCTTGAAAAGTAGGAGCTACCCCCGCACCATTGCTGGTCAATAGTTGACCAGCAGTACCAGCAGTTGTTACCCCAATTGCAGAAGCATCATTACCATAAAGAATACCATTCTGGGTTATGGTACTCAGACCAGTTCCCCCATTTGGTACTGTTATTGGTGCAGAATTATTAATTGCATTATTAGTAGCCATATCTTTCCTAAAACTACGGTAATATTTCCTACTGAGCTAAGAACGATCCACTCTAAATTAGCTACATTACAAACCATTCTTTATAGAATCGTACGTTATGTAGATGCAAGGCTGCCGCCAACTCCTGTAGTTGTATTAACCGATCCAAAATGAATAATTTGATTAGCATTTTGGGCCACTTGCCATCCAAGCGCAGTATTCATTCCTGTCACTTCAATAATAGCTCCAACAGCAGATGTTGTAGGTAGTGTTTAATACGAGTGCTGATGCTTTATTGCATATATAACCATTATTCACCGCTGCATTTTGATTAGCAGTAATAACTGACCATGTTATAGTAGCACCTAAAGTAGTCCACGTTGGCAACGCTCCAGCACCTGATGAGGTAAGTACTTGTCCAGAAGTTCCAACTCCAGAGACATTCTGAAAAGCTCCTGTTGCTGTTGTTCCTGCAGCTATAATGCTGTAAGCAGTAAAAGTTGTATTACCGGTACCACCGCCAGCAACTACTGCTGTACCAAAGGTAGGATTTGAAGCAGCACCTTGCGATATATAAGGAACACCAGAAGTAGCCGAAGGAGCTACTGATGATACTGCGTTAGACGCGCCAGCTATCACGGTTCCATATTGAGTTACTGCATTAGCAGTAAAAGCAGAAGTACCATTGCCAGTAAGAACACCAGTTAAATTTATTGCGCCAGTCCCACCTTCAATAACTGGCTGCGGAGAAATTCGTTTATAAGCCATATTAGAATACCTCGTAGGATGTGCCATTGAAGATAAAATTGGCAGATTCATAAGCAGTATTCATCACAAATGTTGTAGCTCCATCAATAGTAACAGCACCACCAACAGTCGTTACCGTAATATTATTCGTTTGCAGCAAGACCTACTTTATCCTTAACCACAAATACACGACCAGTAGTTGGTGCATTTGGTAGCAATATTGATATTGCGCCACCGGTAACGTTTGCTGATATATAATAATCAGTTGAAAGTGCTGTATAAGGAGATGCTGCAAATAAAACCGTAACATAATTACTTACAACGGAAGTAGCATTAGCCGCAATAGTAATAGTATTAGCGCCAGGCGTGATAGTAATATTTGCACCGGCAGTAAGAACTGCTGTACCAAGCTGTGTACCTGATTCAGTTACTACGGTAGCAGTAGAGCCAACGTTGACACCATCAATACCTGCAATAAAACATCTATTTTGTTGTGCTAATCCTGAGCCAGCAGTACCAATACGAATGGTATTAGATTCTGCTAAGGTGCCAAGATTACCAATAATAATATTAGATGATTCTGAGCCCGTATAATTAGACGCGGCATCAAATCCTAAAGCTATATTAGAACCACCGGTCAATAAAGCAGTGCCAGCACTCGCACCAACTGCAGTGTTATTCACCCCTGTGGTAAGAACATTCAATGATTCATGACCAATAGCAGTATTACTACCGGCATTTGCAGCGCCACTGGTAGCAAATTGCATAGAATCCAAACCTATTGCTGTGTTGAAGTTCCCCGTACTTACCAGATTACCCGCACGATAACCCACAAAGGTTGATCCTGTTGCACTGGTCGCAGAAAGACCAGCTTCAGCCCCAATAATTGTATTCGTAGAACCACCCAGCAAGGAAAGACCCGCTCTATTACCAACCGCGGTGTTACTTACTCCCGAGGTAATAACATCAAGAGCATACTGGCCAAGCGCAGTATTATCAGTACCCGTAGTCAATGCAGAAAGTGCTGATCCTAATGCTAAGTTGGGCAAGCCAAAATCAAGTGTCTCTGTTGATCCTGATCCTACAAACTTGGGGTACTGTTAGCGGTAACTAAATTTATATTGCCGGCAGTTGGGGTGATAGCACCGCCTGTATTACCGGTAATAGTCTGTATTGGCGAACCAGCAGGAGCACCAACACCAAGTTGTCCGGTAACCGAATCAATTACGACCGTATTAGGACTAGCTACCGTAACACCAATAATACCAGCCACAAAGCATCTATTATGTTGTGAATTACCACTGCCTTGGGTACCAATACGAATAGTATTTGATTCGCCAGTTGTGCCAGTATTATCAATGATAATATTAGATGATTCTGAAGTGGTATAATTATTGCCGCTTGTGTCGCCAAGGATAGTGTTATAAGAACCAGATACTAAATTAGTTGCTGATCCTGTTCCCACCACCGTGTTATTACCATCACCCGATTGTAAGCCGATAAGAGTAAATAATCCGATAGCGACATTTTCACTTGAGCTGGTAAGACTATCAAGAACACCATTACCAAGTCCTACGTTTGAAATGCCGCCAGCCAACGAAGGAAGATCTGAACCTAATACCAAGTTACTAATACCAAAATCAAGCGTCTCCGTCGATCCTGATCCCGCAAATACCGGCGTGCTGTTAGCGGTGACTATATTTATATTGCCCGCAGTAGGGGATATAGCACCACCAGTATTACCCGTAATTGTTTGCACGATTGAAGAAGCTGATGGCGACTGAAAGGTAGGCGCTACCCCAACACCATTTGAGGTTAATATTTGGCCTGCCGTACCAACGGCAGTATCAACCAAACGGGTACCATCAAAATAAACTACGCCAAAGGTGTTAGCAAACGTAATAGCATTGGTTCCCCCATGGGCAATAGTAACAGGAATATCTAAGTTAACCGTTGGGTTTATCGAAGGGTTGCCGGTGATATTAATACCATTAGCCCCAGATACCGAAGTGACCGTACCACTTCCTGGCCCACTGGGCTGTAAAAAGGTAGTAATCTGTGACATTATCTCTCCTTTAAAGCATTATTTTCCAGAAGCGAACATTACCGTCACATAGACACTACCGCTGGATGGCGCGCCGCCTTCTCTCTTGACATATACCTGCGTATTAACCGGCTGCTCGAGGCGATCCTCAGGACCTACCCGGTTAGATGCATAGTCAAATACCCTACCGCTAATAGCTGGTACTACCGTATGATCATTGACCCCATCAAATGAGACCAATAAATTTGCATTACTGAGATTATCTATTGCGATCATGCGGACCGGATTATCAACTTGGTCGCCAACAGCAACATAGGAAGTGGTAATTGATCCAAAAGCAAGAGATCTTATATTTTCAAATTTAACCCGTTGTGCATTACTTGCCATATTATTCCTTTCTAATTGGACAAAATGTCATCTTCAACAGGCTTTTCTTCTTGTTTTTTAGCAGCGAGATCTTCCTGCTCCTTTTTAGCCTTTAAGAACTCAGCCTTAAACTCTTCCAAAGCCTCTTCAAGGTCAGGCCATGGGGTACCAGGTTGTAATACTACTTGAAAAAGACGGTCGTTCTTAGTGATGGTGAAATGTAGTAGAGCAAATTGATTCATGAAAATCCTTTTTTAATTAATATGTTTCCAAGTTATTCTACGTTTAATCTTATCTATAGTTGTTAAATCAACTCCATAATCTTTTCCTAGGCGTGCCATGGTTACACCTAGCGAAAGAAATCTCCTTATCTCCCTAACTTTATTTTCATTAAGCTTCGACATTCCATGCGTTGATCCACGAACTTGTCTACCCTTATCTATCAAATCTTTAGTATTATCTGAATGAGTTCCTAAAAATAAATGTTCGGGATTAGAGCATCTTTTGTTATCACATTTATGACAGACATATAATCCTTCAGGAATTTCTCCAAAATTTACTGTCCATGCATATCTATTTATTGATATTCGTGGCTCAGATCTTGCATGATTCATTCGGGGATATTCTCCTTGCCTAACTTTTGTTCTCCAATCCCAACAACCATCTTTTTTTATTACATTTTTTTCATAATAAAGATTTAAATGATCTGCCTTTTCTTGGTCTGATTTCAATCTAAATTCCTTATGCTTAAGCCATTTAGGAGACTCAGCCTGATAGCATTTTTTACTACAAAATTTGGGCTCCGGTGCATTAATAGACCTTTTAGCAACGCATGGATTCTTACAAACTAAACATTCAAAGCTATAAGTCTTAGTTTTCAGCATAGTCTTCCTTATTGTTTTTTTAATGTAAGGAAGACTATGCCATTATTTATAGCTTTGGTCAAATGTGATCTATATCTATGCGGCGCAGGTCACGTTTGTCCAGGCCCCTGCCCCGGTAGCAATATAGAGCCTAGACGTTGCTCCGGCAGGATCTAACCTGACGAACATGTCTCCAGCGGCAATTGCTAGACCATTAGCCGGCGCACCAGTTCCTACCATTATTCGTGCTGTACCGGCAGCAGAGGTGAACTGTACACCACCATTAGCTTCAGCAGGAGCGTTTAATGTCAATCGTGAGGCAGCTGTTGTTGTACCTATTACCGTAGCATTAGCGACCGCACCTGTGGCTATATTGACTGCTTTAGCACTACCAGCACCACCAGCAATGTTAACCGTTGTTGCGCCAGTTCCTGCACCGATAGCAACGATATTTATTCCTGACGATGAACCAAGGGTCATGGTTCCTGTTTGCGCAGTACCACCAATGGTTATGGTGCCCGTTGTTGTTGATGCACCAATGGCATAGGTAGAACCTGCTACTCCATTAAGAGAGAAGTTACCGGTACCAACACGTAATGTTAATGCGCTTGCGCCAGATGCAGAACCAATAGATACGGCATTAGCACCAGTTCCGGTACCAATATTTATTACACCAGCGGCTGTTTGACCAGCATTAGCAAATAGATTGAATGTCTGGGTACCTGCAGTGGCAATACCATTAAGAATGTTTACCGTTGAATCTGCAGCTGCAGCGGCATTATTAATACTCGTTACGTTAGCAACGGTGTTAATGCCACCATTTACGTTGACGGTATTTCCTGCAGTACCACCAGCAATGGTGACTGTTTTAGAGGCAGTAGATCCTGCACCAATAGCGATTGTTTGTATACCGGTAGAACTACCCAGCGTGATGGTACCTGTTTGTGCTGTGCCACCAATTACTATGGTACCCGTAGTTGTTGATGCACCAATGGCATAGGTTGTCGCCGTTGCACCATCAAGAACAAATGAAGCGGCTGTGTGAAGAACTAAAGCACTCAATGCAGTAGTAGAACCAATAGTTACCGTTTTAGCAGTAGCATCAGTCCCAATATTAATAGCGCCAGTTCCTGATTCTATGGTAATAGGGCCATCATCAGTCCCCATAATAAGACCTGCAGAACCGGTTGCTACCGTAATACCACCAGCGGGATCAGAAGCGTTGAGGAATATAGCATCAACTGCTGCTTGTCCAGAGTTAATATTTATTTGCATATCAGCATCCATATCAATACCACCAGCAGGCGCTGATATATTAATAGCATCATCAGTAGCATTGGTAGTAGCATTAAGGGTAATACCACCAGCGTCAGATACTAAGTTGATAGAGGTTGCTGATGTTCCTTGATCTGCATGAATAAAGATTGTTTCTGAAGTGCCGCCATTGGTAGCTAAAGTAATAGCACCAGCAGTATTAGAAGTAGTGGTAAATGAAATAGCAGCAGCAGACGTAAGGTCAAAATCACCGGTTACTGTTACATCACCAGTTACATCAAGATCACCACCGATTGAAGCATTGCCATTAGTAAGAGTAAAATCCCCTAAAGTGGAGACTATGTCACCTTGATCAACTTGAAGAACCGTACCTGCACCACCAGTAATTGTTACTGAACTAAATGTACCGCCAGAAGATGCAACACTTGATGTCCAAATGGCGTCACCAGAATCAAAAGAAGTAAGCTGATACACAGTATCTGTTAATGTGTTTATCCAAATTTGTCCAATTACTGCCTTATCCTGAACAGTAGGAGCACGTTTTGCAATTATGTTGAGTGGGTTAACTTCAACCGAAGGTACCAGCTGACCACACGCACGTGGATTAAAAATAGAGTTGCTTGCCATTAAAAATCTCCTAAAAAGGGATAGATAAATTTATTTATCTTAGCTAATCATGGCAATGAGAAAGAAAACAAGTGTTGACATATTTATACCAATTGATATGCTGAGAATAAGTACGAGAAAGGAACAGATGGAAGACAAGAAAAGAAAACGATTGATTGCGGATATAGATCCACGGCTTTACGATCAAATGAAGATTTATGCTATTAATCGAGGCATGAATTTTAGGCAGTATGTAGAGGTAGCAATAAAGATGCTGATAGCGCATGACAATAGGGTCGCTAATGAACAAACAGAAAAGTAAATTTGATCGATTTGTGGATCAATTAACAGTACCAAAGTGGAAGAAAAAGAAGCCTAATCCGTCGTCGCCTAAAGGCTACCCAGGCGCCGCTTTCAGCTATGCCGGGCACAGTGCCGGACAAGGAAAAGAACAACAAGAAATAACAACATTCAGCAAGGATAAGCACCATGGAAAACAACTTTCAATCGGAACTATGGCTACAGAAAGCTAAAGAGCTCTATAATATCCAGCAACAAAGAAAGCTCATTGAGAAGACTGAAAAAGAACTATCAGAGCAACTCAAAGCACTGCAATATAATGAGCCAATGGTCTATGGTGGCATCAGATACTTCTATGAAGAGCGCTTAGGTAACATAAATTATGAAAAAATTAGCGCTCTCAAAACAATAGATTTTGAGCAATACAGAAATCCGTCAGTACGCGTTTGGAAATTAAACATTGAGTCAATATAACAACAATGATTAAAGAATGCCCCCACTGCAGTATTATATTTAAAGTGAAACCATCACATTTCGAACGCCGTAAATATTGTTCGAAAAAATGTATGGATACTGGACGAATAACACATGAATTAAGGAATTGTAAAGTTTGTAGTGCTGAATTCAAATTTTATGAAGCAGTAAAGAATGCTACTGGACAATACTGTTCTCTTCAATGTAAAGGTGTTGATTTCCGGCATGAAAGACCATTGAAGCAATGCGTTATCTGTGAAAAAGAGTTTATAGCATCAATAGGCTATAAACAAAAAAGATTTTGCTCTTTAGATTGTTACGGACAATCTATGGAAGGAATAGAAAAACCATCGTTTTGGGAGACTGCTTCCGAGGAAGAAAAAATCAACAGATTAAAGCAATCATATGAAAAATATGTAATTAGGAAAGATGGCTGTTGGGATTGGAGTGGTTGCCCATCTAAGCCATATGGAAGCCTTCAATATGGCGGTAAATATAAAAGGATTGATGCTCATAGAGGTAGTTGGATAATACATAATGGCGATATACCCAAGGGATTATTTATATGTCATACATGTGACAATAAAAGATGCACTAATCCAGACCATTTATTTTTGGGAACTCCTACAGATAATGTCCTAGATATGATAAAAAAAGGAAGAAACAATACACAAAGAGGAGAAAAGGCTTCGGGAGCCAAATTAAAAGAAAAAGATGTCTTAGAGATTATAGAATTACTCAAAACTAATAAAACTATGACATCAATAGCTGCCCAATACGGTGCACATATAGTTACTATTCATAACATAAAACACAAAAAAACTTGGAAGCACCTTCATGATTAACACCATACTGTTTTTTCTATATCCCATAATGGGAATGGCGACATTATTCATAGCTAGTGGTATTACAGCGATAATAATGACTCTAATATTTAGAATATTTTTAAGGATATTTTTAAAATTATTAGATAATGATCTATTTTAAATCTATCCAATAAATTCTTTAGCTAACCTATCAAGTTCTGGTTCAGCTATCTCTTCTACGCGGAGAGCCAGGTCAATCGGTCGAATACCATCATTCTCTTTTATCACTTTCTTCATAGCATCGGCGCGAACATGCGCGGCTTTGTTAACAAGTTGTATGTTACGAATAATGGCTTTCTTACCAGTATCGGTATTTGTCAGCTGTGGCACACTTTCGAGGTATTTTTGAAGCTCGAAATTCGAAATTCTACCTCCAAAGACATTCTTAACACCCGAGATAAAGTTTGCACTGAGTTTCTCAAATTCTTCAGTATCTGGTGATGTATGTCTTTGATAATAGCCAAGTAGGCTTGCTATAGGAGAAATAATTCCTCCAAGAGCTCCCCCCAATGCGGCTCCACCAAGAGCTCCAGCAACCCCACCACCTTTTATTAATCCCCCAACAGCCCCTGAAACAAGCGATTTACTTCCGCCAGAATCCTCCTGAGCATCCTTCAACATCTTGTATAAAATTGGATTGGGAAGATTTCCTTTTTCTATGAGCTTAATCATGCGAGCAGTATCTAGATCTATCTTTTTAGCAGCTTTGTCTTCATCAAGAATCTTAGTGTAGTAAGGCAATGTTTCTTTGCTTGCTTGAGCTTGAAATTTGGATGCTTCTTTTTTTGCCAATAACTTCTCTTGAATACTTTCTCTTCGCTCTTCATTCTTTTGCTTAATAGCCAACTTAGTATAATCAGCAAATTCTTTTCTATTGGTTGGCGTAGGAATACCAAGCTCTTGTGGTGTAGGCAGTCCTTTTTGAGCAACCATACCTTCTTTTAATGGCGGTCCATTAGCTTTTCTAGGTGGAGGAGTTGGTATACCCATTGAAC